CAGTTTCTTTCAGAATACGACTGTAAACAATGTTTGATATTTGGTTTGATATTTCAAACAACTTGCTGCGTTCACCAGTGTTCATTGCTTCTGCAAACCTGGCAACAATTTGACCCCTCATAGGGATAGCTGTATCTGCCTTGTCTACTACGTTTAAATTTTTTCCTCGAACACCAGTTTTCAAAAATGAATCAAGGTCCCTTAAAGCTTGGAGTTGCGCACGTTGAGAACCAAAAATATCTAGAGTTTTTGATTTTGGACTACGACCAAACAAAGGACCAGCAAAGTCTCCTGCTTTTTCCATGATTGTGTCAACACGTGAAACAGCTTTTAACCTGTCAAAAGTTTTAGACAAACCAAAATTCATATCACCAAGATTGGATAAGCCAGGTGTGTAGCCAACGTTTTTATTGATAATGCCAACCATTTCTGATTTTGATTCAGCACTAATAATTTCATCCATAATGTTTAGTGGGAGTCTTCCATCAAACATTTCCCACAGTTGGTACCAAGATTCGTAGCGTGAAGTTACATTTCCTTTTTCTGCTTTTTCTGCTACGGCCCAAATTTTATCTGCCGCATATTTGCCGGCGCGAGATTGTGTAAAGAATGAGTTAAATGTTTCTGGGTCAACCATGTCACCGTAACCTGGGATGTGTCCAGCTTCTTTCATTGCTGTAAACTCGTCTGCTTGTGTACGTAGTTCGCCGGCACGTTCGGCTAGTCTTCCTGATTCACGGGCTGCGTTAATTGCTTCGTTGACTGGTAGACGTTCGCCAGTTAAAACATCTGATATATCAACGTGTTTCATTGGGTCGAACAAGATTCTTACTTTGTGGTTGAACTGTCCACGACCGGCAATATTGCCACCCATGTGTTGGAAACCGTCAACACCATTTTGAGAAAGCCAAGAATTTATTGACAACCATGTGCGAATTTTATTTGTTCCGCCAGGCCGCCAAAGATAAGGTAGCTCCCCTTGGTATCCTGGAGATGTTGACCTTAGTTCAAGACGTTGTCTTGTAGCATCATCAATATTCATACGCGATATGCGTTCGGAAACAGTTGGATTAAACTTTTCAGCCAATTCAGTCATTGCTTCTCTAAATACTAAATCAAGTTCAGGAGCCATACTGACAGTGCTAACAGCCCGTGGGTCTAAAGAATCAACAGAAGCATTAAAAAACTCATCTGTTTTTCCGCTTATAAGTTGGGACAAATGTTCGTTAAAGCCAACTTTATAGTCAAGATAAAGAACGTTACTTACATTAAGCAAATCATATTCTGCTCTTAATTCAGGATTTTGTTTTATCCACTGCTCGAACGGCAACGCTGTTCCGGTTTTTTCTAATGAATCCACATTAGCTTGATAACCTTGTAAATTTATTTCAGAGATACGCGTTTGTAATCTTTCAATAATTTTTTCTTGATTAGAAACAGGAACAATATTTCTGTCAATATTAAGACTTGTAATATTGTTTTCCGCAATAAGTTTGTCTCCATTAGCAGCAGAAATTGGTTTTGTTGTTATGTCATCAAAAGAAAGAGTGCCTTTAAAAGATTTTAATTCATCAGCAGACAATGGGGCGCGCCCGTTGTCAATAATAAATTCAGATAAATGATTAACAAAACGTGTTTGAACAGCATTAGCAGTTAAAGAAAAATCTTTAGTAATAATGTTGTTTATTCCACCACCAAACAATTTTTCGTTAATTAAATTATTAATGGAACCTGATAATGATGTAAACTCTGGGTTAATTGAGCTATGTGTGCGATTAATACCATTTTTAGTTAAACGTTCCACAATAAAAGCATGGCTATCTTCAACAACTTTTTTGACATCTAAAGATTTAAACAATTGTGATATTGGGTCATCAGGTCCAAGCAAATCAATACCGTTCATTGTTGTGTTGTTAACATCAACCCATTGATTTGCAAGTTGTGCAATAAATTCTGGTGTTGTTTGGTCTACTAAAGGAAGCTCAGGGTTAAGAAGATTTGGGGTTGCGCCTTCTGTTTCCTTAAAACGATAAATTGTTCCTGGAGCGTCATTTGGATTAAAACCCATGTATTCGTCGGTTTGCCCCAATCGAACATCCGGAGCTTTAGAAGCAGCGGGGTTTACTTGCGGAACCAAACCTTCAAACAATTTTGGTTCATCGAAATACATAGGTCTTGTGCCACGCGTGTTGACGCCGGCGTATGACTGCCCAACAATTGGCGATTCCGTTAAATAAAGACCAGGACCGTAAAGGTTTCCTTCTGGTGTTGGGTAACGTGGGTCTTCAATAGAAACTAAAGGACCATCAAGTGGACCGCTGCGAGAACCGTGATACCAAGTACCTGATTGTGGAGAAAGCATTTCAACTGCTGCGTCATTTGCGGCAAGACCAGAAACTTCAAAGTCGTTAGCCAAAACATTTATTGCGTCAACGTTTGCCATGTGTTCGGCTTCAGCACCGTTCTGGGCAATGTTGCGGGTATCCATAAGGAAGTTGCCAGCGTCATCTACATAACTGATTCCTTTTCCGTATGCAAACAAAGGCTTGGCAACGTTTCTCCAGGCAGTTACAGCGGCATCTGGAATTACAACTGCGGCTCCTAAACCAGCAACAATGGAAGCCATTGCATATTCTGGCGTTCCAATATCGCCAAATTCAAATTGATTTCGAACTCCTAATGAACTTGTAGAACCTAAAGCTAATGGGATTACCGAAAACGTCTGCATGGACATTCGTGCCTGAGAACGAATTAATCTGTTTGCTTCGGCGTATGCTTCTTCATAACTAATATCTTTTGTTGCAAGAATTTGCATAGCGACAGTATTGATTTGGTCTGGGTCTGCTTCAAATGCTGTGTTTTCCCCGGCACCAGCTTCAATAGTTAAAGGGATGGAACCAGCAAAATCCATTTGTTTACGTGATTTGTAGTCGCCAGCTTTACCGCCAGCACCAAAAATTCCTTCGCCTGTATCTTTAGGGTTCGCCAACATTGCGCCAAACTCTGTTGAAGCAAATACACCACTTCGCAACGGATTTTTTAAGTTAAAATCATAAAGTTGTTTTTGTGATGCGTTAGGGGCAACATCAAAAAATGTTGATGCAATACCATTTTGAGCCAAATCCCACGGCAACTGGCCAAATGCCGATGCCCAACGTGTGCCAGTTTTTAATGCGGCGTATGCATCACCAAAAATACCGCGGTCACTATCGTCTTCAGCGTTTGCTTTTTCAACAGCCATCGCAGCCAAACCAACCTTGGCAATGGTTTGGTCATTAGCACCAGAATTAACTAAAGAAAAAATAACACCAGGCGTTAAATGCGGAGCCATTTTAAAAATACGGCCATACGTTTCAGCTTGTTGTTTGGTTTTAGCTGCAAGTGCAGCAGCTTCAGGAGTAACCTGACCAAACAATTTAGAATTTGCAACATTAGCTGCATACCCAGTATTTTTATCTACATATTCTTTCATTGCCCCTAAAGCATTTGTTTCATCTTTTGCTTGAAAAATGTCATTTAGTTTCAACGAAAATACCTATCGTATGCGGAGATTAGTTGTGCAAGGTCATCATTAGGGTATGCGTAATACAACTGTTTAATTTGGTCCATTACAGGGTCACCAAAAGAATACTGTTGTGGTGGCATATCTGCAACAAAGTTGTTGTTCATTGGCATGTCAGGTCGTTGTGTTGGTGCGTTTAAGTCAACAACAGAACCAGGCATAGGCCCAGGACCACGAGACGGAGATTGCGGTTGCATGTCTGCAGGTGATGCACCCATAGGGACAACTGATTGTGTTGCAAGTTGTTTACCTGCCTCACCATACCCTTGTCCTTTGGCAGCCATTTTTGCTACAGGATTTCTTAAATCGCTACGGTTTGAATAGTCAGCCATTATTGCCCTCCAAGTCGACCAGCAAGACTAAGTACAGAACCAGGTGAACCAGGTTGTGCAGCAGCACCAGCAATTGCTGGACCGCCTGGTGGCATACCGCCACCTCCGCCAAGTTGTGCAAGCATTGCTTCAAGACCGCCAGGTCCTTGTGGTGGGCCGGCTGGTTGTTCAGCTCCCATTCCTGGTGGGGCCAAGCCTGGCATTGTTTCGGGTGCGCCAGCTGGTGCAGGTGTTGCTTGACGTTCTTGTGCGCGTTTCTGTGCAGCCATGATTGCTTCGGAAAGATTCATTTTGTTAGATGCAACTTGTGTTGCAATGTATGCAAGGTCATCTGGCTGGTATGGACCGTTAGGGTCTGCTGCTTGTGTCTGAATAGAAGACAACAGTGCGGCTTCGATACCTTCAGAAACAAGACGGTCTTTTTCTAGTTCTGGGTCTGCAATGAGAGGGTCTGCTTCACGGGCTGATTCTTTAGACATAAGCCCTGTACCAAGACGCTGACCTAAACCAACAATCAGGCTGTTGACATCTGAACCTGCTGCGGAGTATGCAACATAGTGGAAATCTGTTTCCCATAGTTTATTTGGTGTGTAATCTTTAATGCCACCACCCATGCCTGGCATGAAGAATGATTTGCCGGTGTTGCCCCAATAGTTTTTTTCGATTGCAATAGCAATTTTGTCTTCTTCAATCATGGATGATGAGAAGATTTCTTGTGCTTCTTGAACTCGGAAGTCTACGGTTGCTGCAAGGATTGAATCCCCACGGCGACCTGTACGGATGTTCGTTCCTGATTCGCCACCGAACTCGGCAGGGATGGCACCTTCAAGGCGTTCTTGGCGTTCAAGTCTGTCTAGTGCAACGTCTGTTTTGTAGCCAGGGTTTGACTGCAACTGTTGAATGTCGCCACCTTTTACAACACCCAGCTGTCCTGATTTGCCTTCAGCGATTTGAATAATCTCTGGGTTTTCACCAGGTCGGGCAATGAGGTATTCATCTGGGAAGATGCCACGTTCGATAGCAATTTCAGTTAGTGCTTGCAACCTTGCACGGGTGTAATACATACCGAGAAGACCATCAAACTGTCCGTGTGCTTTGTCAAGGGTAATTCTTTGCGGAACGATTACAAGTGGCATACCAGTGCGGTTGACAATGCGGGATAGTTCTACAGATGGGGAACCAAAGTACGCACTACCGCTAATAGGGTCGCGTTCTTTTTCGTATCCCATAACAAGAGTTACTACTTCGTCTGCTGATACATATTCGAGGATTGTGAACATGTCATCTTGTTGTGGTTTACCCACACGAAGGGTGCCATCTACTGCATAACCAAAGTTTTGTGTCAACCATTGGTAGCTGCGACTGTACGAGAAGATGCAATCCATTGGTACTGGGTTGTCTAGGTCTACTGATGGTGCAGGGAAGGTATCTAGTGGGTTGCGTAGCTGCCACTCTGGGATGAGTTTGTCAAAGTTGGGCTTGATATAGATAGGTGAGTTGCTGTATGCAAGAAGGTGACGCGCACGTCGACGCATCTTCATATTCATACGGTTCTGGTCCCAAATAGAAAGCATTGCGCGCTTGCGGTCACGGGCCATCTGCATTGAACGGTCTTGGCCTTCACGCAAAGCAGGGAAATAAGGTACCGGCATTGTCGAAGATACACGCATAGCCATCTGGTCTAGACCTTGTACCAGTAGGTTTGCAACGGAAGATTTAGTGTTACGGTCCAATTCGTTCAATGGGACAACCACGTCACCGTTAGCGAGTTGACGGACTTGGCGCATTTGTGAAAGGACAGGACCTTGTGCTGTTACACGTTGGCGGTAAAGGTCAACTATTTCTTCGATTGATTTCATGCAGGACCTTTAGTGTGACTCAAACAATATAACGATAACACACGATTCACGAGTTAAGCCACGAAGGTCGCCATTGTCGGGGTGGAAGTTTAGATGTAGACAGGTTCGGGATGTTGAGAACAGCCATCCATATCGACATCACAATATCGGTGCCGTTCTTTTTGTCGGTAGTCCACGAAGTTAACTCCCCAACAGCAGCCATAGTCTTCCAAGTTATACGGTTATTCGGCAAACGTATATTGCCTGTCCTGAAAATCTGAGGAAGCAACGCTTCAACACCAAGCTTCTCATCCAGTTTGTTACGGCTAGTGGTGTGAGGAAGGATGTTGACCATGCTACGGGATGCCCATTTACGTACAAAGTCATGCTGCAAAAGGAACCGTTGTGCGGCGTTGATTTCAACAATCCAATGGGAAATTGGGTACCCCAAACGGAAGGACCGTTCCTGCCATTCATCCATAATGCCTGAATACTCACCTGTGGTGGTGTTGTACCCCAGTAGTTCTTCAGCGGTTAGTTTGCAACGCTCGATATCCACTACATGATAAAGGTTTAGTTCTGGTTGGTACAGCATCCACGTTAAAGCCCAGAACTTTGTAGGGGAAGGGTCAATGGATACTACGGATAGAACAGGCGGGGCTAGTCCTGCGGGGATTTGCCCATGATTACGGGTGTCGTCAATACAACCAGGGTATATAACCCCGTCATCTCCTTGGCCGCCATATATCCAAGTCTTAGATATGAGGTATCCGTCTAGTTCTAATTCTTCTTGCTGATAGACAACACGGAAAATGTCGGGTTTGGAGTGCCTAATAAACGATAGGTCTTTCCAAGGTAGACGTTTAGGGTCAAGTAACGGCCCGTCAGGGTAGGCAGGGGAGTCAAAACGACGGGATTCTTTGCCGGTATCAAGCTCTGGGTAGTACGCCTGATACACAATATGGCGGTACTTGGATGATTTTAGGGGTTCCATAGCGTCAACCTGTTCAGGTGTCTCGATATCTGACCCGTCGTAATCTTCATCAAGGTCGTCATACGAAACTTTGGCTAAACAATGGGCGTACAAGTCACCTGACCCTAGACGCTGACCGATAACACATAGCAAACCACCTGGGTCTACACGGGCTTCCGCGACACCATCCCAGCGTTCCAACAGTTTGTCTCGTGAAGCTGACTCACGGGTGTTGTCGGGGGAGGCTACGTCGTCAAAAAGGCAAAGGTCGGCGCGGTGTCCAATGAATTCTGCTTCGATACCGTAGGCGCGTACGGTTGGTTCTTTGTTGTCCAACCCGTTGCCACCGATTTGTTCCACAACAAACTCGTCTGCCCTCCATAACGCTCCTTTATCTGTAGGTCTGAACCTGCCATAGTCAATACTTAGACAACCCAAAGCATCCTGGGCTAGTCCTTTCTTGACAAGCATCGGGTCGGGAAGCATAGGCATAGGTCGTTCAAGGGTTTCACGGATACGGCGGGAGTACAGCTTTGCCATGTTCTGCGATACAGACCCAATCATTATTCGAATGTCTCGTTTACGGCAGATAGCCCACACCGCAACATCATGGAACAACGTTGATTTACCAGCACCAGGGGGGACATTGATTACTACGAATTCTTTTTCTTCTGATTCGAGCCATTCAACAATTTTCAACGCCGCATCCACCTGCCAAGGTGAAGGTACACGACCAAGGTAATACTCACGGAAAAACCCGAAGTCTTCCAAGCCTCGTAGGGCTTCTTCACAGAGATGGTCATGCGGGATAGCCGATGGTAAATCGATGGCTTCCATGAAAGCGTTGTAGGAGTCGTTTTGGACTCCCCCGCCACGGGC